GAAATATTTACAGCTAACGGTAATCCTATCAATAATTGGGTTGGTGTTGAATTTGATGAAAAGCATAACAGAACAATTAATTTAAACGGCATTGAAATTGCAAGGCCTGATACATGGGTTTATCAAGAGTTTGACGATAAGACTATGTATGAAAACAATAAAGATTTAAAGGCAACAAGCCCGCAGATAGCAAAGATTATTAAACCAAACAAAAAATATGGGTTGCAAAAAGATGATTTAGTTTTTGTCCATTACTTGCAGTATAACACTTCATTAATTATTGATGGAGTAAAGTATATACCATTCAATACTATATTTTTTAAGATAAATGGTAAAGATGATTTTGAGATGGCAGATGATACGTTTCTTGCAAAGCAGATAATTATCGAAGCACCTAAAACAGAATCAGGAATATTTTTAAGCTCTATTGAAGACAAGAAAGAGCCATTAAAACTTATTATTACACATACACCAAGAAACTCAAAAATAAAAGTAGGAAGCACGATAATAACTGAAGATAATTACCAATACGAAATTGATGTGTATCAAGAAAAATATGTTAAAATAACTCCTGAATGGATTATTGCATCGCTTGATTAATATGGATAAAGAAAATAGGATTGATGAATTTGATATAATTCAAGAAATTTCTAAGAAGTCAAAGCAAACGCAAGATGTTGTAAGGGGAACGATACATGCTTATCACACTATCATAATGCGTGAGCTTCAAGCCAATAAAACAGTTTGTTGCAGAAACTTTGTAACGTATAAGGCTACATATAGAAAGTCTGGTCTTATCAATCCTCAAGGAGTTGCTATTGTAGGTGGTAATGCTTTAAAGGTTACTCCTTCAAGGGCTATGAGAACTGCAATAAATTCAAAAGAGCCTATTGATTATTCTTTAGACCTTTTTGAAAATGAAGAGAGCAAGGTAATAGCCAAGTTAAAAGACGAATTAAAAAAGTTAAAGATTTCAAATTACCATGCTTTAAATAAAGCTAATATTCTAAAGAATAAATTTTCTGAAAGGATTCAAAAGGCTTATAAAAGAAAGTCAGATGTTCGTGTTAAAAAATATACCAAGACTATTGCTAATAGTAGAGTAAATCATAAGGCCAATGTTCTTTTAAATAATAAAATACTAAGGGAAAGAATAAATGAAAGTTATTTTTTAGATGCTATTACTGCGTACCCTGTCTTGACAAAATTTTATAAAAGTCAGCAACTTACAATTAATGAGTTGAATATGTTTATTGTAATTAACCATTTTAAATACTTTACTCATAAGGATGCAGTATTGTTTGGGTTCAATAAAAATACAGCGGCTAGCTGTTTAAGTGTATTAACGGATGCAAAGTTAATTGAAAAGTTTGAAGGCAGGATAAATACTTTTTGTGTAAGTTTAATTGGCAAAAAGAAATTTACAGAGTTTTCAAGAGAGATAAATAAAGATATGAGATTGCTCTTAAAGGAATACAATAAAAAAGTTGAAGACCAAGAAAAATCATTGCCTGTAAAATTCAAATTTTAAAATCATGGTAGGTAAAGGACTAGAAAAATTACGTAGTGGCATAAAAGATGTCGATATTTATATAGAGAAGCTTGAGGACAAGGTTAATGCTATTAATGGCTCAAATACATTAAGGTTGATAACTTCTATTGATTCAATGGCAGGTAAAATAGCTACCGATATTGACATGATGGCAAATGGCCAACAAGATGAAGATGGAAACGATGTGGAAATATCTCATAAGATTGTAGATACCTTTATAAAGTTAATTGACAAGTCTGATAAGATAAAATCATTCTCTGATGTCGTAGAGGCTTTAAGAAGCATTGAAGACAATGACAAAGATGATAGTATTTCAGGTGAAAGTATTTTTGAAAAGACTGAAAGAAGGATAAAGAGCAAGTTGAATGGCAAGACGAATTAAAATTATGCTTCAAGGCTTGGAGTACATTACTCCTGAAGTGCCTAAATATGTTAGGGGCAGAGATTTAATGAGGCGTGACCAAGTATGGAGCAGAGATACAACTTACTTACAATGGGATTGGAATACAGACCCAGCAGAGGGATTTGTATGGCACGAGAAGCCATCAAAAGGTCAGATTGAATGGTATGAAGATGAAATAGAAAGGCTTCATACAGGAGCTTGGATAATGATATGTGGAGAGCCTGTTTACTTTAACAAGTACGCTTATTTCTTCCATCAATGGTTTATGCTACAAGAGGGCATATACCCAATATTTAAAGATACTTCATTAGAGTATTTTAGGTTCTATCAACTTTGCGAAGACGATGACTTTACGTTAGGTGACTGCGGAATTAAGGGTAGGCGTGTTGGTCTTTCCTCAATGAAGGCATCAATCAATCTACTCATAGGACTTCTTGAAGAAAATACATTGCAAGGTATTGTATCTAAGACAGGTACGGATGCTAAGGAAATGTACTTGATGGTAAAGAATGGATTAGAAAACTTGCCAGAGTTTCTAATGCCTGATTTAGCTAAAGTTGCTGAAACGGAATTGCATATAGCCAAGCCAAGAAGCAGAATATCAACAAACAATAAGACTGTTTCAGGAGATAAGGGTAAGAACAATCGTATCAACTGGTTATCAACTGCGGAGAACGCCTATGATGGTCGTAGAGCAAGAAACATTACAATAGACGAGGCAGCCAAATGGGAGGAAGCAAACGTAGAGATATGTTTAGCGAAAATAAGTGAAACCCTTGTTATCGGTGCATCTGTTATTGGTCACGTATCTGTATTTAGTTCTGTAAATAGGGGCGATAAAGGAGGTAACAACTTCAAGAATATATGGGTAGGCTCTAATCACTTAGGCAAGTTAGATACGGTTGGTCAAACAGAAACACGACTTAAAAGATTTTTCCTTGAAGGCTATCGCGGGTATTTTGGGTATATTGATAAGTATGGCAATTCTGTAATTGAAAATCCTACTCCCGAGCAAACTGCGTATCTAACTAAACTTGTAGACCCAACAACAGGGAAGAAAGCTTGCCCTAACCCAAAGATAGGAGCAAAGCAATACATTCAAGAGAGAAGGTCTTTGTTATCAAACAACCCTGATAAGTTATCAGAGTGGGTTCGTATGTATCCCTTTGAATGGCAAGAGGTATTTAAAGATTCAAACAATGCGTGTCATTTTAACTTAAATGAGCTTAATGACCAAATTTTGACTATTGAGATGGAACTTGAGGGTAAAAGCAAATCTGAGAATGGCCGTATTGGAATATTTAAAAAAGCAGACAATGGAGAGATTTACTTTGTAGATAATTCTAAAGGTATGTGGCATATATTAGAATTTCCTGAACAGCATAACAAATCTGTCTACAACGGAAGTGTTAAATGCCCAAACAATACAAATTATGGTGCATCGGGTCTTGATACATTTGCTAATGCTAAACAAACGGTAGAGAAAGGTTCTGATGCTTGCTGCATAATCCACAAGAGGTATGATGCGTTAAGTCCTGAAACATCAAACATGCCTGTTGCTATGTTCTTAGGCAGACCTAAAACAAAAGATGAGTTTCATAACCAAATATTTTACGCACTTGAATATTACGGCATAAAGATGCTTGCAGAAAGAAGCCCTACAGATTGGGAGGATTATGCTATTATGAAAAGATATGCTTCACCACTTGAATCACATAAGAAGCATGGTTATTTAATAACAACAAAGCGGTCAAACAATTCAGAGGTATATGGTATTGCCCCACAAGATAAAGAAGCGAGGGAGCAACACCTAACGGAGATGGTAGAGTATTCATTGAATAATATGCACAAAATTAAGTTTTTAAGATTGCTGAAAGATATGGTTAATTTTAACATTAATTCACGTACAGACTATGATGCTTGCATGGCTTGGGGTTATTCTTTAATGGGGTTAAAGGAGCATGCTCTACCTGTTAAAAAGTTGGATAATAGCAAATTGAAAATATTTCACGTTTTCAATAAGCCTGCTGCACAAAAATATCATTAAAACTTATTTTATCTTTGAGAAACGATTTTTATTAATTTATTATGCCTATATACGAATCATCGCTACCAAATACATTAGATTCAGACAAGCAAAAGGATTCCGAAGCTTTCGGTTATTCAGTTCTGAAAGCTTGCTATGAAAGATGGAAATCTGGGTATGGCTCTGAATCATGGGTTGTAAGAAAGCAAAGGTTTGATTATAACCGTTCATTTTCTGTTGGTAAACAGCCGATGTCAGAGTATAAAGATATTATTGATACCGATGGTCAATTATCTGTAATAAATCTTCAATACACGCCAAACCCTATTGCTATTCCTTTCCTTAATCGTTTAAAGGATAGGTACATGCAGAGAGTTGAAAAAATAAGTTGTGTTTCTATTGACCCATTCACTCAATCAAAAAAAGAAAAAGCAAAGAATGAAGCCTTATTCAAAATGAAGAATAAGCAAGAAATCATGGCTTTGCAAAAAGATGCTGGATTTGAGTTAGAGGAATTTAAAGATACAGACCCTGAAGATGAGCAAGAATTAGATATTGAGTTTGGCTTTAATTACAAAGAACGTGAAGAGGTTGTAATGGAGAACTTGATTAATCTTGTTTTCTATGATAACAAATGGAGTAAGGTAATTAAGGATAGGATTTTTGATGATTTAATTAATTGTGGTTATGCTGTTAGTAAAACATATATTGACCCCAATGGAAGAGTAAAAATAAAGTGGGTTAAGCCAGACAATTTTATCACATCATATTCCGAGTGGAATGATATGAGGGATTGGGAATGGCAAGGTGAAGTAGATTACATGACCATCACCGATATTAGACTTAAATATCCGGGCAAGTTTTCAGAGCAAGAGTTATTTGATTTAGCAAGAGAACATTCGGGCATGTTTAATAATGCTTTGTGGACTTACAACTGGTCATACGTTTGGTTAAATGCTGTTGCAAGGCCATACGATTCTTATCGTGTTCAAGTATGTAACTTGACTTACAAGACGCTTTACAATCTTAATTACGAAAAGAAAACAGATAGGTTTGGTAAAGAAATATTAGACCCTGCAAAAGAAATAAAAGAAGGCAAGGAGTATGAAAAGTCTAAGCCTTATTATGTTAGCTACACAGGTGCTTACATTGTAAATACAGATAAGGTTCTTGAGTGGGGATTGAGTAAAAACATGATTAAACCTGAGAAGAATCTTACAGAGATACTTTCTCCATATACGGTTTATATGTACAATAACAATCAGATGGTCAATACGCCATTGATGGAAACAATGATACCGAGTATTAAGATGATGCAGTTGTTGAATCTTAAAACTCAAAACATTATTGCTACGATTGCCCCTGATGGTTCTAATATAGATTTTGCAGGATTATCTGATATTGATTTAGGTTCAGGTATAGGAGTTGTTTCTCCGTTACAGTTATACGGTATTTACCTACAAACAGGTAATATGTATTACAAAAGTATTGGTGACGATGGCGAAGAAAGAAGACAGCCACCTATTACTCCTAACAATGTAAACTTCTCAAATAAACTTCAACAGTTAGAGCAGCAATGGCAGTCAGAATATCAAAAGCTTGTGACTATCATAGGTTCTAACGCATTAGATTCAGGTCAAATAAACAATCAAGCAGTAGGTAAGCAAGTATTTCAAGATGCACGTAAGCAAGGAGAAAGTGCTTCAAATTATATTTACAATGCCTACTTAAACATCATGGAGCCGACTGCACAAAAAGTACAGCAGTTGGGTTGGGATATTCTTGTTTATAAGAAAGGTGGCTATGAAGGATATATGGCTGCGTTGGGTAATGACAAGGTAGAATATATACGACTTGAATCTACGGATGATTTTGAAAGGGCGCAGTTCGATGTTAAGATTGAAGCTGTACTTGATGATACTGCACAAGCTATATTGCAAGAACGTATTAATATTGCTTTAGGTAACAAGGAGATTTCTCTTCAGGATGCTTTACAAGTAGAGGAGTTATCTCAAACAAATGTTAAGTATGCTTCTTATCTATTAGCTGCAAGGCAAAAGAAACGTGAGAAGCAAAGAATAAAAGAAGCTCAATTAAATTCTCAATCTAATACCGAAGCAGCTATTGCAGCAGCACAAGCAAAATCAGATGGCGAAATGCAGGTTATTCAATTAAAGAATGATTTGGAAGCCAAAAGAGAGAATGACAGGTTGGAGTCAATGAAGATTGAGGAGATAACCAAGTATTCAAGCATATTGAAGATAGAGCTTATGAAAGCATTGTTTGCACAAGGTAAGACTGTCGAGCAAATGCCTTCAATGATATTTGATGGTATAGGTCTTGTAGATAAGACCAACAAACAGATGTTAATGGAAGAGCTTGCTGAAAACGAAAGGGAAGCACAGCAGATGGCACAGCAGATGGCTGCTGAAGAACAACAAGCCATGATGCAACAACAGCAAGAAGGCCAACAAATGATGCAAGGCGAAGAGCAGATAGAAATGGGTGAAGAGGAAATAATGCAGGGCGAAGAAGAGAAAATGATGTAAGTTAAATATGAAAAAACAAGAGCCAACATCTAAAAGAATTATGCTACCCAAAGTGGTTGTAACTGAAAAGCCCGTTAAAAAGACTATAAATCAAAAATTGACTGATATAGATAATAACAAAAGGCTAAATCGTATAGCGGATAAGAAATATGCTTTAGTTGACAAAAAAATCGAAAAAGCTAAGGGAGATACTACTAAACTCCAAAAGATAGACAAAAAATATGGTTACGATTATAAGACTGCCGATAAATATAAAATAAAAGCCGATAGCTCAGGTCATATGCCATCAATTGCAGATAATGGACAATTATTAAAAGCTAAAAACCATCCAAGCATTAAAAAAACTATTAAGACCGAAAAAGTTTTAGGTAATAAAATATTTAAGGTTGATGGAGTTAGATATACTGCACCAAAGGCAGAAGCAAAATCCTATAAAAAGTTTATTAAAAAGGGATTAGAGTAAGTTAAAAAAACATTGAAAAACTACGTTAGTTTTGTATAAGAGAATTTAAAGACAAATCAAAATGAGTGAAAAAGTAAATGTAGCAAAAACATGGGAAGATGCAGTTCTTGATAATTTTGAAGAACAAGATGCAGTAGATACTACGCAACAAGACACCCCATCATCAGAAACAACTTCAGAATCAATTTCAGATGTATCATTAGAGCAAACAGATAACGCTATCGAAATAGTTTTGCCTGAAGGTGCTACTATTGTAGAAGATGAAGTTCAACAAGAAGCAACAGAAATAGTTACGCCAGTAGCAGAAAAGGTTGTTGAGAAATACCCTGAAATGAGCGCAGAAGCTAAACAGCTTTTAGATGCTCTTCAAGCAGGTAAAGAAGATGAAGTTTTCAATTACTTATCCGAAAAAAGAAAAGATTACTCTACTATGTCGGATTACGATGTTGTAAAAGAAAATCTTATTCGTTTAAATCCTACGTGGAATGAAAAGGATGTAGCTATTGAAATTAAATCAAAGTATGGAAACTTATCTGCTAAAAAGGATTTATCTGAAATAGATGAAGATATTTATCCCGAAGAGTATGAAAAAGCAGTTCAATTAAACGAGCTTATTGATGAGCGTGAAACAATACTTGCAAGAGATGCAAGGGAAGCAAGACGAATATTAGATGAGCAAAAGAAAAACATAGAATTTCCCAAAATTACCCAAGAAGCACAAAATCAACCTACCGACGAAGAAATTGCAGAAGCAAACAAACAATGGGAGGAAATGGTCGTGAACGAAGTTCCAAAACTTTCTAACTTTAAGTATAAATTAAATGGCGAGGATGTCATTTATAAAATTACTGAAGAAGAAAAAGTGAACTTAACAACAACCATGAAAAATTTTAATGCTTCCGACTACCTATCAAAACGTGGTTGGTTTGACCAAGAAGGGAAGCCAAATATTCTAAAAATTAGCGAGGATGTCTATAAGTTAGAAAATGAAGGCAAAATGATTGGCTCTGTGGCAACACAGATTAAAACTGCTACGAGAAAAGAAGTTATTTCAAGAGATATAAAGAACATAGATATGGATGATAAATCATCATCTGATTTTAAAGTTTCTAAACCATTTTGGCAAGTAGCTATGGAAGCTGGGGAATAGTTAACAAAAATAAAATAATTTAAAAGCCAAGAAAATGTCAGCTTTACCATCAAGTTTTACCACCCCCTCTGTAACCAGAGCCGGCACGCTCATTAGTGAGCTTAACATCATTGTACCTCGTGCATACAATCAATTTATCGACAAATGGAAGTTTGTTCCAATCGTAATGATGAACGAATTAGCAGGTAATGAAATGCCTACTGATAACAAATTGTTCTATTGGTATGAGCAAGCAGGTCGTGCTATGGGCTTCGTACAGTCAGCAGCAGCTGTTTCTGTATCAGCAGGCGCACCAGCAACTATTACTGTTGCAGCAGGAGCTTATTCAGCTTCAGGTACTCGTTCTTTACCAAACGAAGGACAGATTTATTACAACGCTCGTACAGGAGTTGAATCTCGTGTAAGTGCAGTTCCTAATAAAACTACTCCTTATGCTCACACATTTGTATTAACTCCAGTAATTTCTACTGACAATGCTTCAACTCTTGCAGGTGATGTATTACAGAACAGAGGTTACAAATACTTAGGTGAAGCATCTGATTACACAGGTACTGAAGTTCGTAACATCGACAAGTATACTAACTACTGTACTCAAATCCGTAAGGATAGCAAGTTCACCGATTTGTCAATGGCAGAAAGGATTGACTTTGAAATTGATGGTCAGCGTTTCTACAAGTACAAGCAGTTGAAAGATGACAACTATGAGATGATGCTTCAAAAAGAAGTTGCTCTTATGGATTCAAACCTTACTGATAACTTGGGTTACAACGAATCAGGTACAGCAGGAGTTATCCAACAAGTACAAGCTAACGGAACTACTCAATACTATTCTACAATGGGTGCGCAGACTACTTTTGCTCAAATCGAGCGTCAGATTGATAGTCAAGGTGGGCCGGGTGAGTACGATTGGTTGTCAGATACTAATCAGAGTATCGAAATCCAAAACGCTTTGGGTAACGATTTCAACAACGGTGCTATTTTGTACGCACAAACAGGAAACATGGATAATTTAGACCTTGCAAGAGGATTTAAGTCATTCACTCCATACCACCGTAAGTACAACTTCACTCGTTACTTACCATTCTCACAAGCAGCTTTCTATGGCAATAATGTTGCAGGAACTACTCGTGATAACTTTGGTTTGTTAATTCCAAAAGGAACTGGTCAAGATGCAAGAACTAAGAACATTGTTCCTAACTTCTGTATTCGTTACCAAAACATTCCCGGATTCGGAAAGGTTGTTATCGGAGAAACAGGCGGTCTTTCACCTAACGGTAAGACTACTAAGTTGGAATTAGATGTATTCCAGCAGGCGTATTACGGAGTGATGGTTTTCGCTGCGAATCAGTATGTTATATTGAAAAAATCCTAATAAAATAGGTAGAAGGGTGGGGAAATTCCTCACCCTTTTTTTAAATAAAAACAAAAGAGAAAAATGGAAGCTTTAATTGAAAAGAAAAAAGGAAACCCAAATTTTGGGAAAAAAAGTGTTCAAGTTGTAGATGATTTAGATAAAATCTTCGATTTTGAACTTATTAGAACTTACGAGATTTATAAGCCAGAGGTTGTTATCATTACAGGAAGAAATAGCGAAAAAAGTGTAGGCAAGAGTGATACTCTTTATCCTCCAACATTTGCTATACCTAATAGTGGTCTTGCTTGGGATGAAGAAAACAATCGTCAAAGAGCTTGGAGATTTATTAATACCGAAGAATCTATTTGGATTGATGAACAGCGTGATTTAACAAAAGAAGAAGAAGCATCGTTGCTTTCAAATACAGACAATCAACTTGAATTTAAAAAAGGAAAGTTAATGGTTAGAGGTATTGAAAAGTCAAAACTTGCTGCTTTGATGGTACAAGATATGTATGAGGGAAAGAAAAAGCAATTAAAGCAAATTCCTCCTGTGTATCGTTTATTAAATCCTGAAGCAATACTAAAGAATACACAAGATACTTTAGACTTAGCTTGGGAAGCAGAAAGCGCTGCAAGAAGTTGTTCTGTAAAAGAAATGTTTGAGTTTGCAAGTGTTTTAGGCATTAGCTTAGAGCAAAGTGAAGCAGGAACACGCAAGGATTTTATTCTTGCTGCTAAATCAAACCCTGCTTATTTTGTTAAGCATTTTGTAAATCCAAAAAACAAATATCAATATGCTTTTTCAGAAGCAGTTAAGAATGGCCTTATCTCTGTAAACAAAGATAGTGCAAAGCTTGTCTGGTCTGAAAGCAAAGCAGAAATTACAAGCATTGCTCCAAATGCAGATGTTGCACAACAACTTGCAGAAAGAGCAGTAAACAAAGAATCGGACATCCTTGCTTTATTTGAGCAATTATCTAATCTTTAATTTAGCAAAAGGAGGATTCTGTCCAAATTCTCTCTTTGTTTTACCCCATGCTGAAAGGTGTGGGGTTTTTGCTTTAAAAAAGTATTGTGTTTTTTGTATTACATTTGTTTAAGTAAGAAATTTCAATGGCAAATATCAACGACATATATCAGTTAGTACAATATCGTGCCAATAAAAGTGGGTTCTTGGGTAATATTTCTCCCAATGATTTTAATTTAATTTTTCCTCGTGCAGAGATTAAATATTTCAATTCGCTTTATGCACAATATTATAAGACACAGCGTATATCTGATGCTTTAAGTAGATTTTTTAGTCCCTTAACTGCTATTAATATGGCTACAAGTGGAGGTACTGCTGGTCAATACACATTCCCAACAGATTTATTTCACGTAGATGCTGTAACTCGTACTGTTGGTACGGAACAATATCCTATTGTTAGAGTAGAGAAAGATAGGTTAGCCAATCATTTATCATCAAAGATAGAAGCTCCGACTACTACTTTCCCTATTTATACAGAATACAAAACGTATTTACAATTTTACCCAATAGACTTAGCTACTGCAAATTTGGTTTACCTTAAAGCACCTACTACAAGTGTTTGGGGATATACGTTAAATGGTATTACTGCTTTCAGTACATTGGTTGGAGGTAGCTTATATACGAATGGAACTTACACAAATGTTGTAATAACAGGCGGTACAGGTAGTGGTGCAAGAGCAACGATTGTTGTTTCAAGCGCGCAGGTTACTTCCGTTACTATCACTACGGCAGGTAACGGATATGTAGTTGGCAATGTCCTATCTGCAAACGCTGCTAACATTGGTGGTACAGGTTCAGGCTTTGCTTTTACAGTAACACAAGTATCAGGCAGCAGACCTGTTTACAATCCATTAACTTCCGTTCAAGCTGAATGGAATGAAACGGATTTAGATAATATTATTTACCTTGCATTACAAGATATTGCAATGAATATGAGAGATGGAATGTTGCAACAATTTGGACAACTAGAAACACAACAAGCGAAATGACCTATCAGCAAATAAGCGAACAAATCAGGACTATGCTATATGGTGGCATACCTTCAGATGATGCAGCGTTTTCGTTACGTTACATAGCCGAACTTGTGGCACAAGAAGTTGCTGTTCAAGCACGTAAGAATGCTTTTGAAAATAGCAACGCAGGTGAAACAACTTATGCAAACGATACATTCACTTCTACATTTACAAGTGTTGCCGTTACTTACAATAGCACATTAAAGCAAAATTATTCAGTATTACCACAAATACCTACTGCTTTGCCAAACAATCAAGAGATAGTGAGCATTACTCCTCTTGGTATCATAGGAAGGCGTAGGCAGATAGTTTTAATGAAGAACAAGGATAAGTTCATGCAAGATATGTTACCTCCTGTACGTGGCTTTATTTTAGCTTACATAGAAGATGGCAAACTGTATTACGATAACATACAAGAGTATATGTTTACTTC